GGCCCGGCTCAGACACAACTCGGCCAGCGGCGGCTCGACCTCCTGTGACATCGCCTTGATGCCCGCGTGGGTCTTCGAAAGTGCGGCCTGGAATCCGCAGCCGCTCAGCGCCAGACCGCCGGCCACCAGCAGGACCAGCAGCGGTTTGTTACTCCCACCCGGGATCTTGCCAACGCCGAACCCGCCGAGCATCCCGGTCAACACTGCGACCGCTGACTCTCCAGCCAAGCGCCCGAGCGCGGCCAGCAGCACCACGCCCACCGACACCACCAACATGATCCAAAACCTCGAGCTCGAAAACAGATCTCTCATGGCGTCACCTTCTTTGCCGGCATCCGCACCGGATACGGCACCGGGGTCGGGCTGTAGACGATCTTGGGCTGCGCGGCACCGACCCGGACGATCCGCGCCTCCATGCCCTGGAGCTGCCAGTAGCCCGCGGCCATGGCTGCCACCAGCGCCGCGATGGTCAGCCACCGCTGCAACCGCACCCCGGCAGGCTCACCGGGCGTCGGTCTGCGGACATCGCACTGTTCCTGCGTGACCACCGTGTCGAGCTTGGCGGTGATGGCGTCCATCTTCGTCTCGATCCTGATCAGCCGCTCGTCGGTCGAGTATCGGGGACCGAGCCCGGGATCTGTTTTTTCGTCCACTGCTTGCTCCATGGCCAACCCGTGGCCCCGTCCTACAGCCCCAGCATGTTCTTCGCCTCGGGGATCAGTACCGGGTCAACGACGGCCCGGATCGCCTCGTACTGCTGCTCGGTGATGTCCGCCACGACGATGCGCGGCGGGGATGCCTCGCCCTCGTCGGTGACGATCTGGGTCTGGACGCGGGGCTTGCTCCCGGTGATGCGCGACTCCCTCGTCTCAGGGTCGCGCTCGGTGATCGGCACGCGGAACAGCACGATGGGGCCCAGGTCGCTACCGTCAAGTGGGACCTTCTTGCCCTGCTTGTTTTTCTTCTCAGCCCTAAATTTGATCATGCTCATGCTCCTCTGGCCCGGATGACCAGGCGGTAGAATTTTTGGGTTGATGTCGATGCGTCGGTGCGAGCTGACATCAAATGCGCCACAAGGTCATCCGGGCCCCAGTCAGTCATGGGGTACGATAGCATCCATGTGATGTCGCTCATGTCGGGCACGGTCCCCACGGCAGTGGTGGTCCAGCCAAACAGGGCGATACGCCCGCGATTGATCCAGAGAGCCATCCATCCGGTGGTTGATGCGGTGGTCGTCGGGCCGCTGACAATCGTGCCCGTACCGCGCAGGGCATAGGCGACGTTTGATCCAGCGTTTTCGCGGCGGTCAGCAGACACAAAGTTTGCATCAGCCCCCTCAGTGACCGTAAGCCGGGCGGGGTTGCCAGGGCCAGCGTCGTGATCGACGGAAGCCAACAGCAGATACTCGTCTGCGGGAAACTCTCCCCTGGTCCCCAGCGCATATGACAGGCGACACGCGGTATAGGTGCCGCCGTACCACTCTGAGCTTACGCCGTCTGGCGTTTCGACGGTCAACTCGGTGCCGCTCTCGGTGATGGTCGATCCGGCAGGGCCGTCTGTGCCTCCGTCGTGGATGACGTAGCCAGCGGCCACCAGGGCGGCGTCGTTGCGCGACTGGTCGAAGGTGTCGTCCAGGATGGTGGTCCAGTCCTGCACAGCCACCCGGTTCCACGCAGCCCCATCACAGATAACAATGGTTGGCGCCTCGCCGGACTCGCCGTCCGTCGCCACCGCGATCTCGTTTGTGTGGTCCGCGGCGGCAGGCAGGTTGGCCGTCGTCTCACTCGGGATGAACAGCGACAGGTCCATCACCTCCAAGCGTGGATTGTAGACTCTCGGCGGGCCGGCGTTGTTGGTCCACCCGATTGAGTTGATGATCATCTCGTCATCGATGGCGGCAAGGTTGGCGTCGTAGCAGATCGCCGTTGCGATGTTGCCCGCGCCTTCGGTCGCCTTACCGTTGACGATCTTGAGCACCCCGACTTTGCCGGTGGGGTGGAGCAGCAGCATCCCAGCGCCGAGCCCCGCGTTTTCCAGGTCGTTGTACACGCCGCCCGTCCCGCTGGCGATGTAGACGTGCGACGCCGACTCCAGCGTGAACGCCTTGAGCGACTGGCCGCTGCTCGATACAAGAGCACCAGCGCCACCCGCGACCGGAGCATACCCCTGGGTCAGCCCGGTGATGCCGTGGGGCGCGCCGAGGATCTGGTGGGCGGTCGGCGTCCGCGCATCGGACAGCCGAGCGTCGGTGGTGTCGATCAGCGTTTTGGCACCGACCTCATCCACTGCGCCCTTGACAGCCGCGACGGTAACCGCGTTGGCCCCCCCCGTGTCCAGCCCCTGGTCCGTGCCCTGGGTGTGACGGGCCGCGGTGTTGGTGGCCACGTCGGCGTGGCTCGCCCCGGAGGCGCCGACATGGTCGCTGGCAGCCTTCGCCTGCGCCGCGGTGACCGCGTTGGCGCCGCCAGTGTCCAGGCCAAGATCCGTACCCTGGGTGTGCCTGGCCGCGGTGTTGAGTCCGATGTCTGAGTGGGGGGATGCTAGCGCCGCGTGGGTCCCGACAGCAGAACTGGCAGCAGCGGCAGCCTCGGCCTCGGTCGCCATGGCCACGCCCATGATCGCCTCCACCTTGGCCTCCGAGTTGATCTCGCTGGCCAGGATGACGTTGACCGCGCCGAGCAGGGTCTCCAGCTCTGCCTCGGTGTCCAGCTCGGTGCTGACCAGCAGATTGATCGCGCCGGCCAGCGCCTCGATCTTCGCCTCGGAGTCGATCTCGCTGGCGAGAATTAGATTGACGGACCCAAGGAACGCCTCCAGCTCCGAGATGGTGTCAATCTCGGTCCGGCTCAGGGCGGCCGGCTGGCCGTTGATGATGACGGTCATGAGCCTATACCTCGTAGGGAGCGAACTTGCACTTGACAATCATACCAGCAGTGGCGCCGGCCGACACCATCTTCAGTTCCTCGCCGGACTGGATCACCACCTTGCTGTCGACGGTGGCGACGTAGCTCGTCTCGTTGGTGCCAGCGTAGAGCGTCTGCACCTTGCCGTCTGTGTCCACCAGCGACAGGCTCCACGACGCCTGCAGCCCGCCCATGAACTCGAAGCCCACCAGCAGCATGGCCTGGCTCCCGCGGTACTCCGCGAGCTCGTGCGGCCGGAACAGGCCGCCCGCGGCGGCGGCCGCATACTTGAAGATCCAGTCTTCCCACGTCGGCGCCAGGACCGGCTCGGTCCCGTCCCAGTTGCTGCCCGCGGAAATCTCCTGCCGGACGGAGAAGATGGTTTTGGTGTTGAGCTGCTCGGCCATGGTCTGCTCCTAAACGTGGTTAAACATCGTCACGTCAGCGTTGATGTGAGATCCACCGGCGTCTGTCTTCCAAACCTGGAACGGCTCAGTGCCAAGGGCACCAGCCCCGGAGTTCAGCGGATACCGCGCGTGGCCACCCGTGTCGCTGATCGCGTTCGCGGCAGCCTTTGAGCTGGCCACCAAGTCGTTGCCCATGACCCACTGATCGCCAGGCGCCGGTGCGCCGGCCGCCTTGACGAAGACCCCGTTGAGGTGGTCGTTGGCTGCACCCTTGGTGCGGATCGTGTTGCAGGTGATGTTGTTGTTGTCGCAGCCGTCCTCGATGGCGATCCCGTCGTGGGTCGCGTCTGCTGCCTGGCTGCAGGAGTCGATGTGATTGCCAGAGATCGTGCTGTCGTCCGTGGTGGTGCACTCGATCCCGTTCCACCCGCACAGGCTGATGTGGTTCGCCACGATCAGGCAGTCCCGGCAGTTGGTGACGTTGATCCCGTCGGCGGTGGTCACGTTGGCGATCTTGTTCCCGTTGACCACCACCCCGTTGACCCCGTTCAGCTGCACGCCGAGCGTGGTCCCGGTGACCGCGTTGCCCTGCACCAGCGTTCCCTCGCCGCCGGCGAACACGCTGATCCCGCCGTCCACCACGGTGTTCCCGCTCACCCGGGTGTCGGTTCCGGCAACGCTGATCCCGTACCCCACCCGGCAGCCCTCGACCACCCCTCCAGCGCCGGCCAGCACGCCGATGTTGAGCACCCCCGTGTCGAGGTCGAAAACCCTGCACCTGATGATGTTGTTGTTCAGCGAGCCCGCGTTGGTGATGCTGATCCCGACCGCGGTGGCCGCGTTCTCGTACAGCCCGCTCACCGCCACGTCCCGCACCAGGCAGTGGGTCGAGGTGTCGATGACGATCCCCGAAAAAGAGAAGGCGCCCGCCTGGCCCGCCTTGTTCCCGTCGATGGCCAGGTCGCGGATCATGCAGTTGGCCGCGGTCGCCAGCGTCAGCACGTCCCACGAGGAGGTCTGACCGGAGGTGATCTTGAGAATCGTCGCGCCGGTGCCCATCCCTGCGATGGTCACGTCGTTGGCGGCAGCGATGCCCAGCCCGGACCCGAGCTCGAAGGTCCCCTCTGACAGCAGCACCACGCCGCCGACGCCAGCGCCCAGCACGTCGTTGATGGCCGCCTGGATCTGCACGTCGTCGTCGGTCCCGTCGCAGATGTACTTCGCTACCCCGGTCCCCTCGGAGGTCCCGAGGTCCTTCATCCAGTCCGGTGCGTTGTCAGCCACCACGAAGGCGGCAGCCCCGCGGATCAGGTTGTTGTCGAAGAACTCCAGCCACTGATAGACCCTGTTCATCTGCCAGTTTTCGTAGTTGCAGGGAGGCTCCTCGTTCTCGTCCCAGCCGTTGGTGCGCCACCCGGCCGCCGGCCGCACCTTGTTCTGCTGCCCGGACACGGCCAGGGCGAAGCTCGCGGTGGCCCATGCGGGAAGAAAATCTGGTCTGCTGCTCGCCATGCTCTGCTCCTAGATCACGTACAGCGCGACGTACTCGCCGCCGGTTCCTGGCGTCCCTGGCACGCCGTACCCGAGCCCGCCTGCTGGGTGCGCCACGCCGAACTGAGCGCCTGCCGCGTCCCGGGCCCGGCCCATGATAAACGGATTCACCCCCGTCCCGCCAGCGACGATCACCAGCACGCCGGCCAGCGCCGCCTCCTGGGTCCGCTCCAGGATGTCTGCCTGGGTCATGGTGATGGCCACCAGGTAGACCGCTGCCGGTGGCTTTTGGGTCAGGTGAACAGCTGCCGGGTCGGCCAGCCGGTCCAGCACCTCGATCAGCCGCTCGGGCTCGCCCTCGGACACGTTGATGATCACCCGCAGGTAGAGCGCATCGCGGTACTCCGCGTCGACAGCCGACAAGCGGGACTCGCCCAGGATGCGGCCCAGCGCGTCCAGCTGCTCGCCGCCGGCGGTGGCCAGCCAGCGGTCCTCCAGGAGGTCGAACAGCACGTTCTCCAGCTCCTGGACCGTCCAGGTCGCCGGCACCGCGGTCCCGACCAGCGCGGAGATGATCGCGCGCAGGTTGGAGCTGTTCTCGAACTGCCCGGGCAGCAGCGCCAGAGCTGCCGCGGCATGGCCGGTCTGCTGGACAGGCGTTGTCACAGCGTCGCCTCGCAGTGAGCGATTTCAAACGCGGAGATCTCCAGCGCGGCGATGGCCAGCGGTGTGTTGACCCACGCGATGCCGTCCAGGCTGATCTCTATCAGCAGCGTGCGGATGCCGGTGCAGGCAGCCAGGACTGGCCCATAGAAGTGCGCCGGCAGCGCATCCTCCCCGATGGTCAGCGCCTGCCCCGTGGCCAGCATGGCCGTCTCCATCAGATCCTCGCCGTTGGTCGGGAAGCCTGGGTCTGCCTCCGGGTCCTCGGTGTAGGTCCCGCGCACCCAGATGTCGATCTCGCTGGGCCTGGTGTATCGCACGGTCTGGGAGAACCCCTGCGAGTCGGAGACCACAACCGGCGTCACCCCGTGGCTGTAGATGCCGGCCCCTTTGTGGTCCCAGATCTCTTCCGCGATGTCGTCCCCGTCGCCGCCCAGCACCACCACCTCGAAGCTGTGGCCCGGCAGGCCGTTGCCGTCCACAGCGTCGCCGGTGTTTTCCAGCACGAAGGCGGCGGTCACCGCCGATACGCTCAGCACCGCGGCCCGGATGGCGTCCACGGTCCCAGATCCCGGGGTGGCCAGGCTCAGTGCGCGGCGCAGGCGCAGGGCAGAGTCGGTCTCCTCCTCGTTGCCCAGGGTGGCAGCCAGCGGGTTCCACGCGGCCGTCCATCCGCTCACCTGGGTCACGATGTCGGTCAGGGTGCTGGCGTACCCGATGACCGCTCCGTACTCCACGCTCTCCATCGCCTGGAGGTTGCCTACCTTGTCGATGGAGAGGTTCGCGTTGATCACCAGGGCAAACGGAGTCGGCAAGCCGTCCGCGCCTGCGTCGCCGTCCACCTGCAACTCGCCACCGGTGAGGTCTGTCGCGGTGACCGGCTCGGCGCCCGCGTTGATCAAATTCTTCAGGGCCAGGCTCACCGCGTCGGCGTCATCAGGCGGCACCGTGGCCGTGTAGGTGAACGGCGTCCCGTTGATCGTGATCGTGTAGACCTTGCCGTGGACCACAGCCCCCACCAGGCTGGTGGTGGACCGAACCGCCACGGATGCCGCCAGGGTAATCGCCGCGGTGGTCTGGAACTGGTCGCCCACCGTGACCGTCGCCACCTTGCTGTTGATCCCGATGGTCGTGCCCACCGTGCCCTCCAGCACCTCGGTGACGGTGCTCTGGGTCGCAGGGATGCGCGTCACGCCGACGAGTTCGCAACAGTTGTCCAGCGCGGTCCCCTCTGCGGTCGATGGGTAGAAGGAGTTGAAGACCGCCTCGGCCAGCTCCCACACGTCTGCCGCGGGCTGGGCGAACGCGCCGACCAACTTGCCGAAGACCGACTTCGAGTCCAGCCGGATGTTGATCCCGAAGGCGGCCTGCAGCGCGGCCTCCAGGTCGTCCACGATGTCGGCCAGGTGCTTGCGAACGAAACCGGTTGAGAGCAATCCGAAAGCCATCAGAACACCTCCGAGGCGGCGACGGTCCCCTCGCTGCTGACCGCCTCAAATGTAGCCGTCAGCGTGCGTGCCGAGCGGTCGTAGGTCATCTCGAACGCTGCCAGCCGCTCGACCTCGGGCGTGCTCAAGATCTCGCGCCGGAACAGCGACTCGACTAGGCGCACGTCGGGCGCGCTCACCAGCACGTCGCGGTAGTACGGGATCCCTGCGAGCTCGTCCAGATACCACTCACCCTGGAACAGGCGCAGGGCCACCCGCAGATGCTGGGCCACCTCGTCCACGCCGCCGACCCCGAGGAGGTCGTACTCGGAGATCTCCAGGTCGTGGGTGGTTGCGTTGAGTGCGAGGTCTTCGGCCATGGCTCTATCCTACAGGCTCCCCTGGATCATCTTCAACTTGTCGCGGACCTCGTAGACCTTGTTCGCGTTGACCTCGGTGAGGACAATGGGCGTGGTCCCGCCGACACGCGCGGTGTTGGCGAGGTTCGGATTGATCAGCAAGATGTCGCACAACTGCACCAAGAGGTCCACGATCTCGACCGACCCAGTGACCGCCTTGCTCGGGCCGCCCTCCTGCTCCGCGGTCCCGTTGACCGCGCTGTTGCCGATGGCGATCTTTGCGCTGCCTGGGCTCACCCCATCGGCCGGGGTCTCAGTCAAGTCGCCGGGCTGCAGCCGCACCTCGACAGCGCCAAGCGGCGTGAGCTCGTTGTCCATGGCCAGGCTGGGCCCGTCCGTCCGCGTCGGTGGGGTGATGCTCAACGGGATGGCCAGCGCATCGCTCAGGTCGTGGGCCCGTGGGTCGTCGGTCCCGCGGGCAGTGCCGCCGCCGCTGCTGATCCACCGGTCCAGGTTGCGGTCGCCGAAGACCAGCAGCACCTGGTCGCCAGTGGCCACCGGGAGGGTGAAGCGGACCTTGCCCATGACCATCTGCAGCAGCGGCACGTCGGGGATCACCGGGTCGCTCTTGCCGGTCATGCTCACCCCGGGCTGCACGCTGACCAGGCCGGCGGTCATGTCCACGGCGGTGATCACCCCCGGGATGGCGCAGCGCACGTCCTGGGCCGCGGCGAGGATTACCTCCTCGAGGAGCTGGCTCAGGTTTGTGTCGCCTTGCTGCGTCATTTGATCAGCACCCCCTCTGTCTCGGTGGTCCAACTGCTGCTGTGGCTGTCGCCGTCGTGGGTCACGGACTCGACCTTGAAGTACCCCTTGATCAGATCGCTCCGCAGGTCCACGTAGACCCCGGGCTTGATGGTCGGCAGGAGCAGGGACTTGAACTTCGCGCCGGCCCCGCTGAGGTTGGTGCTCTTGCCCTTCTTGCTCCGCGCCACCTTGGACGGGCTGC